TTATTCCATTTTTCTTTTCAGCACTGGAATAAAAACTGCCAGACAATACAAAGCTGCTATGGCAGCAATGCATCCTCCTGCATATCCGATATCACCTAGTAGTCCCGCATCAACCGCTTTTCCTCCTATCCAGGTTCCACTGCCGATTCCCAGATTGAAAATACCGGAAAAAATCGACATAGCTACGGCTGCTGCTCCGGCCGGAACACATTGAATCAGTTCAGCCTGAAACGTCACATTAAAAACCGTTGCCGTAATTCCCAGCAACACACAAACGAAAATAACCATCATGATATCTTGTGACGCCAAATCCAGCAGGAAAAATAACCCTGCCAGACAAATCAGGCTCAGGCGGATGAGTAGAAATCGGAACTGATTATAAAAGTGTGAAAAAATAATACTCCCTAACAATCCGCTAACACCAAAAACAGTCAGAATCAACGTAATCCACGTATCGCCCATATGGGCAATCTGCTGCATAAACGGTTCAATATAACTATACACCGTATAATAAGATGTAGAAAACAATACCGTAATGATATAAATAGCCAGGAGTATACGATTTTTCAGCATATGCGGCAGATCAGAAATATAAAAGGGCTGATTTTGTTTTAAGCGGGGAAATACGACAGTTAGATATATAATAGACAGGAGTGAAATACCTGCCAGACATAAAAAGGTCATGCGCCAGCCCAAATACAAACCAATAGCCCTTCCCATAGGTAATCCGGCAATCATGGCAATAGACGTACCGGTTATAATCATACTCAATGCCAGAGACCGTTGCTCTTTTGGTACAAGCCGGACAGCAATAGGAGCTGCAATAGACCAGAAAACAGCATGGGCACAGGCAACGCAGATACGGGCCAGCAACAGCATCCAGAAAGAGACAGCCAGACCGGAACCGATCTGTCCGGCAAGAAATAATGCCATGGTTCCCAGCAAAAGACGCCGGGATTCAATATTGCAGGTAATCAGCATCAGAGGCAGGGATAATCCGGCTACGACCCAGGCATAAAGGGTAATCATCGTACCAGTCTGTGCTTCTGTCATAGAAAAAGACTGGGAAATGTCTATCAATAAACCAATGGGCATAAATTCAGATGTATTGAAAATAAAAGCTGAAATCGTCATTCCTGCTAATGGAAGCATCTGTTTTAAAGGTACTGTACCAGTCATTTGCCCCTCCTTATACTAATCTGGAATCTTATAGCTCATTTATCATAACCCAAAAACATAATTTAGTCAAAAAACATCCCCGTGACTCGAAATCACGGGGATGTCGTATTACATTTACCTCACACGTTACCTGACAAAAATAAACCGTTCCGTCTTATTCTTACATCATGCCAGGCATTTTTTCACTGGAATTTACTTAATTTTTCAGGCATTAAGAAGCCCCATTTTATCAGGATATTTCAGTCATTGAGTCACTTTACTCCTTATCATTTACTTTTGGGTTTAAGTATTTTGTTCTCGTTCTGTTCTCTGGGCACATCAATAAATAAAAATTTCTTTATATTACATATATTATATTATTTTTATTTTCTTTGTTTCCGTCATCGTTTCGAGTTATCCTTTTTCATTTATTTCGGCTCCGGTCCATACAGTCGTTCCATGCCTGTTTTTGTGACGAGCCATATTCTTCCAGCCTTCCGAGCCTCTTTGTCCAAAAACCTAGGTTTTCCACCCTTATATCCAGTACAGGCTTGCTGTATGGATCTCGGATTCATTCCCCATTTTTCTGCGGCTTCTGCCGCAGTCATTACTTCGTCTAGTGGATTCATTTCCTCACCACCCTAATAAGAACACCTATAGACACAATCAGTGCAATAATGGCTATGCCTAATGTTAATTCTTGCATAATTTTGATATGGACGATATAATTAGCTTAGAAGCACCTGAGGGGTTGCGCCCCCTCAGGCTTAAACTTCTACTTTCTAGAGGCCTTGTACAGCAGGATTGCCGTTGTCAAATTAATCACTGCTGTTACAGGGCTTATTATCATAATAGCATCGTCCATATCGCATCACCTCCTCTCTTCGGACGCTGATTTCCTGATGCGTCGGATACTTGAAGGCCTTTGCGGCATTGAGCTGGAACGTCTGCCCATCATGGGTAATCGTCAGTATGTCGTTCGGTAGGATATCGTACTTAGAATCCAGACAAATCCGCAGGTCCGTCTTCGTGAAGAATTCCCGCGGATTCTGTCCGCTCTGCAGTTCCTTCCCATATTGTGTCAGATGGCACGGAATATCCTGATAGATGGCCTGCACCGTATAATCATCGGCACCTTCGTCATCTTTTACTGACTGCTGCCGGTACACGGTGACGCGGTCTTTATACATGTATTTCATGAGCAGATTCTTGCATCGGTTCCATGGCATCGTCATACGGGCCACCTGACTTTTCGATACGGCGCAAGATGGGCTGTAAAAGATTGCAGATTCGCATCGGTCTGGCTTCCCGATTGCGTCATATCTGATACAGCAAATTGGAATTTTGTATCGTTCTGCTCCAGGCTCTTCAATGCACCCTGACGCCCGCCATTCGCTTTATCTTCCAGCCATTGTGATATGTAATCCGTCGCTGTATAGATCAGCGTTTTAGGGAAATCTTCCCGGTTGCAATAATCCAGGACAAAGCCGACAAATTTATTTGCATACATCATAAGAGCCGCATCCTCTGCCGGCTCACCACGGATACTTTGCACATTGTCAATAATGAGCGTTACCGCTTCATCTGCCGTTACACACTGCTTACCTTTCACCTCCATTTGGGCATGAAAAAAGCACCCACATCGTGAGTGCTAAAAAACATTAAGGTGCTTCATAATCAGTAATATCCGGAAGGATTTCCTGTAATGTCTTCCCATCAAAAAAAATAGTATTGAAAATCGTATTCCAATCTTTGGTTACCAGGTCTGGCTGCTGCCCGTACCCATACCACATGACATAGTGCCCATCGACAGGATCGATTCCACATCCTTTACCTTTGTAGGTCCAGGTAGCGCAGGATTGGCTAGTATCAATATCTCGCTCTATGTCATTGCGTGTAATCATAATTTATCTCCCATCTTTTCTCTAATGAAACTAGGAATTTCACCAGCTTTGCCATGAATAGGAATCCTATCCCCCGTGCGTTTATCATATCAATGGGCATGTTCACCATGTAATCCATAATTTGCTTCATTTTTATGCCCATGGTCACTATCGGCAACTTGAAGATACTGATTCCCTTTAGCATCATAAAAATTGTATTCCACATTGCCTTTTTTAGAAATCTTCTGAGTTATTGCATATGGAGTTTCATGCAATTCCGTACGATTTACCTTTATTATATTTGATAAATTATGATGAGTAAAGTTTCCTTTTCCTTGTTTCCAAGTTTTATACGATATTTGTTTATCAATATAGATAAGTTTCCAATCAACATATTGTAATTCAGCCGGCACATAATACGTCTTGCCCTTATCGTTCCTGGCAATGCGTGTACCGGTCTTCTTTTTATCCGTCCCGTACAGGCTGCCGGCGATTGTGGAACGGCAGTTTGGATGAAGCGGTGGGGCTGTACTTCCTGGCTGATATTCGTCAATGGGATAAACATGGCCATCATGTTCCCGGCAGGTCGCTGACGTCCGGCGGTCCAGTGTCGCAGAAAAGCGGTAATACTTCATCCCTGCTTCTTTGATACTGTCCATGGCACTTTGATTTTCAACGTAATTCAGCTCTGTCCGGACCAGGCGTCGTGCATTACTGATTCCAACATCCATCCGCTGGGATACCCTCTTAGAGATAGCATCTATGCTTTCCCCTCGATGAACGGCTGTCATCATCTCAGACATCAGTGTTCGTGCCAGCAGCCGCTGATTTTTCCAGATTCGCTGGCTGTAATTCATCCCACTCCATCGATTCCGGAGCACCTGCGTCAGATCATCACGGTTTACTTTAGCAAAGGAGGCCGGCAATCCGATTTCCTTCCCAATATCAAACAGCCCATGATAATAATTGTCTTTGTATGCATCTGTGAGGAAATCCGTCATGGTCTCAGAAACCTTATGTCCTAACGCATCCAGTTCCATCAAGGTTTCACTGTACAGCTTATCCAGCCGGCTGATACGGCTGCGCATGGCCAGGACATTCAGTTCCCGTTCAAGACTTTTGTCCCCGTTTTCCTTTATCTGCCTGATATATTCCTCAATCGTCATACGCCACTGGAAGATTTGCTTCCATCAACTAAGACAGGCTACCCCGCAGGCCGGGGCGTCCGCATCCCGGTGCTAGGTCGCGTTGTGGCCGGCATCCCGATTGAAGCCGTAGAGGAAATACTTGACTACGAAGAAATCACCCCTGAACTTGCCGCAACTGGCGAATTCTTTGCACTAAAAATCCGCGGCCACTCGATGGAACCGCGGATGATGGAAGGCGACGTCGTCATTGTCCGCAAACAGGAAGACGTAGAATCTGGGGACGTCGCCATTGTCCTGGTAAATGGTAACGAAGCCACGGTCAAACGTGTGAAAAAACAGGAAGAAGGTATCACACTGATTGCAACAAATACATCTGTTTACGAGCCACACTTTTACTCAAATAAAGAAATAAAAAACCTTTCCGTGCAGATACTTGGGAAAGTCGTAGAACTGAGAGGAAAATTTTGAGGTGAAAAAATGGATAATGACAAAAACAATGAAGTGAAATGGTATCGAAAGAAATGGTTTATGTGGCTAATGCTCATTTGCTGTTGGCCTATCGGATTAGTATTTCTTTATATGCATCGTTCAGAATATACTCGCAAAAAATTATTGCAGATTGCAGTATTAACATTTTTTGTGGTTGTATGTTTACAGGCATGGAGCAAACTTAACCAGCCAGAAACGCAAAAGCAATCCTCACCCGTACAAACAAAACAAACGGAACAGACACAACAAACAAAATCGGATGCCGATAAAGTCCCAAATGGAACTTTACCATCAAATAAAGCGACAACTAATAGCACTTCAACCCAAAAAGCCGCTCCTGTTGTCAGAGGCGGTACTACTGGCCCAAATGGTGAAACAATCAAGGGAAACATAAATAAAAAAGGCGAAAAAATATATCATATGCCTGGTAGTGCATCTTACAACAGAACTATCCCCGAAGCCTGGTTCTCAACACCTGAAGAAGCAGAAGCCGCTGGGTATAGAGCCTCTAAAAGATAGGACTGATTTAATATGAGTATGAAAAAAATAATTGCCATATTACTATTGATAATATCGCTATCAAGTACAGTATTCGCAACCAATACTAATAGATGGTATTGGATATCCTCAAATAAAGATTTTTCAACGTATGTAGATATTAAAACATTGTCTTATAATACCGATACAGATACAGCAGATTTATATATAAAACGTGTATATCCTGAAGATAACAAGACTGTAACGCAACATGTTTTAATAAATTTCACAACAAATAAGATCATTTCAACGGCTTATTATGTTTTCCACGGGGATAGTACGAATGTGTATGAAAATACTACCAGCCATACGGAAAATATTGTCCCTGATACTCTCGGAGAAGTAATGCGTGATAAAGTCAACGCGTTAGTTGGGCGTGATGCCAAGCAAGACTACATAAAAGACATTAAAGCCAATCCCGGACACATTGCCTACTAATCCCGTAAAGCCTGACTAATTGTATAGTATCAATCTATCATAAATCGTCATGGCCATCGCCATTGCTGAAATAACATAGACCATTTTCCTGACATCGGGAAAATGGTCTATTAGGATAAAAAACGTCGAGATGCAAAGAAAGTTTTAGAAAGGTGATGATTTTCATGAAAAAATCAATGTTAGTAGCCGCTTCCATTTGTGCCATGTTAGCCGCCGTTTCTGTTGGCGGATGTGGGAGTAACAACACTTCCGGATCTGGCAATAATCAGCCTAAGCAAGAACAGAAGGCATCTGAAGCTCAAGAATACTACAATAAATTCGTGAGCATCCAAATGGGTATCTCTTATGATGAAGCTAAAACCATTATGGGGAGTGATGGGCAACAAACTCAATCTTCAGATACGGGAAATCTGAAATCCGCATCATATAAATGGGACGGGCCAAAGGGTATCAACGTATCTTTGCATTTCCAAAATGGTGTTTTAAAGTCTAAGCAAATAATGGGTACAACATCCAAAGCGCCGAAAGGCAAGGAAGTCACGATGGATAAGTTTAATCAAATCCAAACCGGCATGTCCTATGATGATGTGAAAGGAATTTTGGGATTTGATGGCTGTCTTTCTTCAGAAACTAAACTATTCAACAGCGATCAAAAGATATTCCATTGGCATAACCCAAAGGGTGGCTTCTTGCAGGTATCTTTTAAAGATGGTGCTGTAGATAGTAAAATGCAGAGCAACCTCAAGTAACTTCCTACAATTATTTGAAAATCAGCAATATGGCGGAACGGATGAAGGAGTGAGTAAATTGAAAAATGTTCGTTTAATCATTGGTATTGTTTCATTCATTTTGTTTTTCATCATTCTTTTCCAGTCCTGTGCCGCAGGAGTCGTTAATTCGGTCACTGCCAGCTCTGATGCTGGTGGCAGTGCTGGCTTAATCGTGGCCTTTATGGTCGTCATCGCTGGCATCATCGCTATCGTCTGTCGCAAAAACGCAACGGGCTCCATCGTCGCCGGCGTTGTTTATGGCCTGTCCGGTCTGATAGGGGTCGCCAATTCGGATGTCTATAAAGACTTGTCTATTTGGGGCGGTCTGTTCATTATTTTCGCTATTTTCTACATTTTCTCTGGAATCAAACAAAAGAAAAGCGATAAAGCAAATCTGTAATCATCAAATAACTAAATAATCCGTTTCCACCATTGCTGATATATACTTTGTTAATTGATAGTTCAAAGCTGAAGAAAAAATAAAAGAAAGGATGAATCCTATGATGAAGAAACTTACCTTGTTTCTGGCTATGATCTGCGTATTGTCCTCGGCCGTCACAGCCTTTGCCGCCGACTACCTGGGCAATCCCCGTTCCATGAAATTCCATTACACAACCTGTCGTACCATCAAACATCCTGAAAATTTTGTCCCCATCGACTCCCGTGGTGAAGCTCTTGCCGAGGGGTACGTTCCTTGCGGCGTATGTAAGCCTTAACTGTTTCAAGCAGCATCTCTTGACAGTAAGTCGCTCTCTACATTCTATTCTTTTAACTAACAACGTTCGTGGCGCAAATAAATGTCCGGGTAAATTTAAAACAGAACAAAACTATATCCGTAATGATGCAATTGGTAATTTTACTCCCCTTCCACCTATTCTCACTTCTGAATATATAGATAATTTGGTTGATTATATTAATAATTATGAAGAGATGACGCCAATTTTACAGGCCGGAATTGCACATGTACAATCATTACTCTGTCACTGTATTGAAAACGAATAGGACGTTACAAAAAATAATTTAGAAAGGTGGTGCTTCATTGGGCGTTCTTGTAAGCATTTTGACAACCGTTTTAGGAGTGTATCTTATAACGATATTTAGCAAAAAGGAAAAGCCGCTTTCAAAATCTGGTTTCATGACAAGTTGCATCATCACACTTGTTTTGTTCGCCGCTTTAACTTATTGCTTCCATCAGCTGGCATTTGAAAACAGGTGGGATTATCACAACTATAGAATGGTCAATGATTATATCCATTCTTTGAACAACAATGAAAAAGAAAAATTCCAAAAAGCGTTAATTTCCCAAAAGGCCAATATAGATAAGAAATACGGGGTTGGGCATGACGCGTCTGGCAATAAATATGACTCGGCGGATACTATTGCTATGGAAAATTCAGAAAGATTCGGTGTATATGCTAATCCGTTAAAGGTTGAGGAATATTTTGACGATGACGCTTACTATTATTGGGATCATATCTATTATTTCCATGGTGCTATTTACATTGTGGCCATGTATTGTTTGTATCGTCGAAGAGTCCGTACTAAACAAGATTGTTGAAAATCGGCCTATGATAAAAAGTGCAAATAAATCGATATCAGAAAGGTGGTAGTAATATGAAAAAGCTGTTTATTATGCTATGCGTGATATTATCCATCAGTTTTACATCTTTTGCTTCAAGTTGGTATTGGATAGGGAATAACAATGGGGCTAATGTTTACGTAGATAATGGATCAGTGCAAAAATATCCTGATCATACAGAATTATGGGTAAAAGTTACGGATGTACCTCAACCAAATTCAATTAATGCCGTTGCATATTTATTTAAATTGTATGTAAAGCCAGATGCTTATGGGTGCTTCACATATATGCAGGTGTTATTCGCTGACGGCCATACTCAAGATGTCAAAACCGATGTAGATATATACCCCTTCCCTCCTGGCTCAATTGGATATATGGTATGGAGGTCAACTTATTAACTTGTAGATATAAGGATTAGCGGAAGTTTTAATTGCAAAAATACATCGTTTTTTGCTCTTAGTATGCGATAAGACCAGAAATTCATCAATTTCTGGTCTTAACAAAAGTTAAGGCCAGAAACTCGAATTAATTTGCACTTAGCGCAAAACAAAAAGTACCGGCACCGTGCTGCGACGTCGTCATTGTACGCCGGCAGGAAGACGTAGAATCCGGGGATATCGCCATCGTTCTCGTCAATGGTGATGAAGCCACCGTGAAACGCGTAAAAAAGCAGGAAGAAGGTATCACGCTCATTGCTACCAATACCAGCGTGTACGAGCCCCATTTTTACTCAAATAAAGAAATCACAGAGCTCCCGGTCCGTATCCTTGGCAGAGTCGTTGAGCTTCGGTGGAAACTTTAAGAAAGGTAATACAGAAAGAAAAAGACCATGATGAAACACACAATTATCGCACGATTATCGCACGATGAAAATCGCGCCTATCCATTGCATTGCAAGGGTTCCTAGCTATCGTACCCTCACTCCTTCACCTGATTTTCGCACGATTCTCGCACGATTTTCGCACGCAAAATACTGATTGCCATTCCTACACATCCAGAATTAGATGATGATACAAGAAAAGTATTAGCTTACATCAATGAAAAAAAGAATGTTAGTAAATCGCAAATTATATCAGACACAGGCTTATCAGCTTATAAGGTTCGCAAAGCATTGAACACGCTTATCGACAATCATATCATTTTTTCTTTGGGAAAAGGTCGTGCAACTAGATATAGTTGGTCGCCCAGTGTAATTGAACGTGTTGATGCTGCCAATCGCATTCGAGACTTAATCATTCAAGATTATCAATAATGTAACCATTGCAAAAGTGCGTTTTTGCGTTAGATAGTTGCGTTATTCGTGCAAAAGTTACGCTTTTGCCGTAGTAAGTTGCGCTTAATTTGTCGTAAATTGCAACTATCTTTTGAAAAGCGCAAGATATCTCAAAATATTAAAAAAAATCCCGGCACCGTGCTGGAATACGATGCCGGGATATGTTGACAAAGGAAGGAGGTAAATCATGCACGTTTACAAAAAGCCGTCTGGGTTATGGGCCTACAAAATTGACATAGGCAAAAACCCGCGGACGGGGAAAAGGCAGCAGAAAGAAAAAGGCGGGTTCAAGCGGGCAAAGGACGCCAGGATAGCCGGAGAAGAAGCACTGCAGCTGTATCGGAATAAAGGCTTCGCACGCCCGGAAGCCGTGACGTTTGGGGATTTTGCCCAGGAGTGGCTAAAGGCATACGCAACTACAGCTAAAGTATCGTCTGTCCGAATCCGAAAACACCAGCTGGGACACCTGAACCGGTACTTTGAAAAAATCCCCGTTCAAGAAATTCATAAGAAGCAGTATCAGGATGCTTTACTGTCTCTCACCAAGACGGTGGCTCCAAATACGATTTCAGGAATCCAATGCTACTGCTAAAATGATTTTCAAGCGTGCCATAGAATATGAGCTTATTTACTCAGACCCGACGGAGTTTGCTACAGTTCCCCGGCCAAAACGGAAAATCTTAGATCCAGACGAAAACGTGCCTGCCTATCTGGAAAAGTCTCAGCTTATTGATTTCTTGGAAACAGCGAAGGGAAAAGGAATTATGCCCGACTATCCTTTATTTACACTACTGGCTTATACGGGCTTACGGATTGGCGAAGCCTTGGCTCTCACCTGGGAAGACATAGACTTCAAGCAGAATGTGGTCAAAGTATCCAAGACGCTTTACAATCCGACGAATAACGCTGAAAAATATGAGCTTCTCCCTCCGAAAACAGAAACATCGATACGAGTTGTCACCATGCCGGCACACCTGGAAAAGGTATTAGCTGAATTTAAGTTCCAAGTCTCCAAACTCCGGATTGAATATAAAGAGCTGTGGCACTATCCCAAAGGCAGTAAATTGGGCTTTGTTTTTACAGCTCCGGCCCATCCTGGCCATCCTCTTACACAACGGCTTGTACAAACCCGTATAGATCGTATTCAACGGCTTATGGATAATCCGTTGAGCCTTCATATACATCCCCACATTTTTCGTCATACCCATGCTTCCCTGCTGGCAGAGGCCGGTATAGATTTAGTACAGATCATGAAGCGCTTAGGCCATGCCGACGATACGATTACGCGGCAGATATATCTGCACATCACCAAAACGTTGGCCACAGAGACGGCAGAAAAGTTTGATAAACTGCTGAATAAGGCATAA